TCTATCGCATTATCTACTAAGTCAGTGACAGTTTGAGTCTTTTGGTTTTGTTGCTTGGCTTGCCAGTTTATGCCTTTGTGGTCGTCTCCACCTAAAGGCAATAAAGAGACAATTAAGTCGCTAGTTACTTGTCCATTTAATGCTAATAAGCTGTCTGTATCTTGCCAATTTACCGATAAATTAACAGGTATAGACGAATTTATTAAAATACTATCATTCTGGCTCTGTATTCCTAGCGTATAGTTATTTAGCAGTGCTACTGTTCCATTAATAACACTATTTGAGTCTGTCCATGCTGCGTTGATATTGATGCCAACAGTAGCAACATTCGCATTAATTAAAACTACGCTATTCTGATCTGTCCATCCTATTGACAAATTATCAGTCAAATTTGATGTAATGGAAATTACACTATTTTGACTTGTCCAGTTTAATGCTGTTGCATCTAATAACGATCCTGTTATTGCAACTACACTATTGTTACTTGTCCATCCTATAACTAAACTATCTGATGATAATTCAGTTATAGCTATACTGCTATTCTGATCTGTCCAGCTTAATGTGCCTGTTACTCCTGCAGGAGCGCTTGTGCTATAAAGTAAGCGTAGCGGTAAAAGCACACGTTACCTTTCCCACCAACCACACTCAACCTCAAATGAACCGGCTGTTGTTGCGTTACCTGGGAACCATAACCCCAATGTAAACGACTGTTGTGGGCCTAAAACTATTGGAGGACATGGAATTGATTCACGTATTGCAGTAGTTGTACCGATTGCTTGGTTCGCTTCAAAATCTACTGACCCAAAATGCCATATATATTCATCATTAACTACAGGTATCTGTGACCGTATAACACCACGACTTAATTGCCGAGACGAGCTTGAAAGGGCAACTGTTGTTAAAGCTCCAGCATATACCTGAACTATTGAGTTATTAGCCAAATCCATGTTTACATTAGCAGGAATTAAAACAGTTCCGCCTGATGTATAGCGAGACGTTAAAAAACCATCAGTATTGATTTTAAAATGTCCTGCCGTTGCTGTAACAGGTGCAACTGTGCAAATCAATTTGATATATGACAAATATATCCGTTTATTATTGGGCGTATCGGAAACGTTGTCGTTATTTTTAATCAGTAAAAAGTTTCCTGCTGTATCTGACGCAGCTGCTGTTATAGCAAAAGCTAAGCCCGTTCCTGGCGTGGGGCTGGAAGTGGTAAAAAACGATCCTTCATCGGCAATTATATGAGTTGTGGGGCAAATTGAAGCGACCATTGCTTCGCCGTATTTAGTAAGCCTAATTTCTTCGTCTGTGTATTCAGGGTTTGCATCTGGTCTATTTCTATGTACGACGCCTTTTATTGATATGTCCATTGTTTATCCTATCGTTGATTGTAGTAAAAATAAAATATCAGCAAGAATAACTTTAATTTCTTGCATTTCGTTTTTTAATTCGTGATCGTTTGTAGTAAGTTCTAATTCTTCATTGACTTGCAATGGCTTGTTTAAACCTGAGTCCTCTGTTTTTGCTACTGGCATGACTCCAGATATTAACTGTTCTGTAGAACCACCAATGTCTAGCGTAACAACTTGAGTTTTTACCCCAGAATGGTCAATATCTCGTATTGTGTCACCAACTGTTGTATTTGCATTTAATATCGTATTATCTGCCATTAAGCATTACCTGCTGTAATCGTGAAGCCAGTCACAGAAACAGTTAAGCCTACGCTTATGACTGCTGTATTCAATATCAACTCAGTTCCGCTTGTCCCCGCTGTCCCATCAATTACCCATGCTCCCGCGCTGGTTGTTATCCTAAACCATGTTGCTGTGCCTGCAAATAGTCCTGTTGTATTAGACGGTAATGTAGGAGATAACACCGAAGCAGAAGAAGCGCCTGAAAACGGAGTACCTAAGGTAAATTCTGCCAATTTGTTAGTGGCTGTTCCACCTGCTGCTGGTTGCGTACCGTCATAGATTTGCAATTTACCTGCGTTTCCTACTGCTGTTGTAATTGCATCATTCTGAGCGTTTCTTAATGCAGTGTTATAGTGTGGCATTATTACCGCCTAAATCTATTGAGATGGGTTGTTTAATTGCTTCGATTAATTGTGATAATTGACCGTCTTTGCCTTCTTTATCCATCATAGCCTTTGATTCTTCGTTTTGCATCCTAAATGATTCTGATTGCATACGCATTGATTCTGTTTCGGCGCTTATCCTAGCCATTTCAATCTTTGTATTTGCGTCAATAGTAGCTCGTGCAATCTCGGTTTCCTTTTCTATCTCGGAGGATATTTTAATTTCATTGAGTCTAGCATTAGCCTCATATTCTACTTTCCACCGTTCAAACTCAATTTGAGCCTGTGTTTTACCTTGCTCAATAGCTACCTTTGCTCTATTTTCCATTTCAAACTGTACAGATTCTCTCTGTGTTTTAGCTTGGTCTAACTGTGCGGCATGCTGCAATTCTGCTTGCTTTGCTTGCATGTCCATCTGCTTTAATTGCATACTATTATCAGGTGGAGGAGCTGGCGGCTGTGGTGGTGTTGGCTCTTTCATTGATTCGATATACTGCTCTATTTCATCGCCAAATTGATACCGTCTAACAATAGCCATCATCATTGCTTTAGCAGCCTCAAATGGGAAAGCGCCTGACTGTATCAAAGGCGTTACACCTTGCAAGTATTGCCCTAATGCCGTCATGACATCAGCTATTTGTTTTTGATCTTCTACTGCTTCCGGTAAAACAGTAGAATTAGTTTCGATGTCTATCTTATATGACCGCATACGATCATTCTTAAGCATTTCCAGAACTTTAGGCCATTGTATACCCTGCATTAATTGCTGAGCTTGTTGTACTTGTGGTGGTATTTGTGGTGGCTGCCCTGGCATTTGTGGTATTTGTTGCGCTTGCATCTGGTAAGATTGAAGTATCATTTGAGCCTGTTGCAGCTGTTCAGTAGTCGCAAAGTTTAGTCCTGTCATTTCTGCCCATGTTTTCTCACTGAACTTAGTGGCGGCAATCTCAAGCATGATTCTCAACATATCCCTTGCATATCTTTGGACTTCGCCTTGCATCCTTTTTAACCGCATGGTTCCCCATTGCGATTTGATTCCCTGAGCTGTAGCAGTTTCACTGGCTACTGTTGATCCTCTGATAATGTCTGATATACCAGTAATTTCATAAATGACTTGCTTGCATTGTTCACGAGTAGCATAAAGGTTTTGCAATACCTGCATCATCTCAGCAATAGGCATAAACCAGATAGCATTTTGAAATCCTTTCTCAGCTGCTAGGCTTGCTGATTTATCGGCTGGCGTGAACGTATTATCATCACCTTTTAAGAGATTCTCAATATCAGATCCTAGTTCTCCATCATAAATACCTTTCGCTTTGATAGATGAGCTTAGCCTGTTAATACGTCTAGTTAAGTTGTTTATCTCTTTAGCTTGATTCTCATAATAGACATAAGGTGCTATAGAATCTAAAGACTGGCTTTGTTGAGTAAATAATATTGGCTTGGGTATTGGGAAGAACCCAGTTAATTGGAGCGGATCATCTTCAACCAATAAAAAGTCTTCTTTGTACTGATTTGATACATATCTTACTTTCTTGTCGTCTCTATCCCATATCTGATAGATACAGGCTGTCTTTTCTCCGCCTTGCTTTTCTTTGTCTTGGCGTTTTTCCTTATCGTCTTCGCTTACATCGTCATTAGCTAAAAATGTGAGTTTCGATGCCTTATCTTTAAAAAGGCGCTTTGCTTCATCTTCATCTATATGCTCCTCAAAAGCTACCCAAGGCACTTTAGACCATTTATTGGAATAACCAAAATAGACACGGTTCCATACTCTGGAGTCAATACAGACTAACTCTGATGACTTGTTGTAAACTTCTCCGTCATCATCTTCGTTTATGTCTGCATCGTATTTTATCAGCGTTACACCACGACCAGGCAATAAAGCGTCTAATGTAGCGTTTTTCATGCCTTCATCAAATGTCTCATACCCATCAACACCAGTATCCAGCAAATATTCAAGCAATCTAGTAGCTGCGTGTGCTGCTGCTTGTGTAGATGGGTCTTGGTCTTCTTTAAACCGTTGACGAACTGATGGTCTTGGTACTGCGGAATAAATAGCAGGAAATAATGTCTCTGTATTAGAATATAGGATATTGAAGGGTACTTTTGCTGGATCTTCTGAGCTGTAAATATCTAAAACTTTCTGACCTGTTGCATGGAAAGTTTTATCCCTGTCTTTTGCTGTAGCAATCTCACGTAGCCAATACGTAATCTTAGAATCATCGTCTGACTTTTCATTTTCGCTCATTCTTGATTCCTTTTGGCTGCCATTCTTGCAAAATGTTGTTTGGTCAGTGACTTCATTGTTATAGATTGTACAGACTTATTAATTAATTGTTGATCTACCACCATGTTTTCAGGTTCTTCTCTGGCTTCTTTCCAGACTAATGATAAATATCTAAAAGAGTCTGCAAAATCACTTGACCAATCATGCACTGGTTCAGTAGTAAATATCTTCTTTTCATCATCCCATTTATGATGATAAAATCTTAATGCTTCCAGGCCATCTTCACACAAATGTTCATTAAAGTAACATCGTGGGAAAGTTGCTCTTGCTGCCTGAATACCACCCTCTTTACTTGTATTCGGAATACGCTTTATCTTACCTAACTTACCATCGATATTGTCGTCCACAAATTGCTGTCTGACTGTCTTGCCACCTGCTGCCAATGTGTCATGAAATGCATCATGCGGTAGCCAAATAGTAGAATACTTATATTGCTTATCTCTTAACAGATTGCAGTAAAATGGGACATCTTTATGATTGCTTGAATGACAATCGATGATGTATATCTCAGAGCCTACAACCTGAAAAAACCATATACAAGTCGAGTCTTTCTTGCCTATATCGAAACTACAGTGTACCGGATAGCGTGGATTATACGGATACTCTCCAATTCTATCTAATATCTGTAATTTAGCAATACAATCAGCCCATATTGCACCAATAACAGCGGCCTCAAATGATACATAATACTCTTGCTGAAATAGAGCTTCTCCAAATTCAGGGCCGTGTAAGCTTATAAGCTCTTGTCTAATACGTTGTAATTGCTCTTGACTAAATACGTTAGAATCATCAACAGTTTTTACATCATAAAACCAGCCTGGCTGCGTCTCTGCATAAGCACACATCTTAAAAAAATGGTTCTTACCTCTTGGAGTAGAGTTAAAACCCACCCATCCGTTATTCTCTTCGATAATAGGCATTAAATAGGCCCATGCTGATGGATTGCTGATAGCATACTCGCTAAATACTAACCCAACAGGCGGAGACCCTACTAAGCTGTTAAAGTTATCAGAGCCTACAAGCTGAATTGTAGAGCCCGACTTTAACGATATTTTCATTTCTTGTTGATTAGTACCCGATCTTAATATTTCAGGACATATTGTTTCTAATCGCTTCTTACCTGTATTTGGATTAATAGCATCCCACATTGACTTACGTGCTTGTGCATATTCTGGCAACATGTACCAGTAGTTGCCTATTCTTTCATGAGCTGCACAGACGGTGTGATTAAGAAATATATCATCCTTGCCGAACCGCCTGTGGTGTCTTGCTACTGCTCTTTTACCACCGTTTTTTAAATAGTTCCATAGTGGTTTTTGTGGTTCTCTTGGCTTCCATTCAAACGGAAGTCTTATATCAACCACCGAATATAGCTAGTATATTTTCAAATACTAAAACAATCCAGTCAATCATTTAATTCTCCTATATTTTTATCTATTATTATATTTACTACGGCCTGAACGTTAGCATTAACCTGTAAAGGCAATAGCTTTGCATAGTGCCGGTAAAACTCTGTCTGGTTCTCTAACGCCCAGTCAGCGAAGTTCTTAACTCCACCAATGCGCTCAAAAACATCCAAAATGTTCTCTTGGCAACCCTTTGTTACTTTGTTTATTGATCCAGGCTCTCTACCACCTGTCTTTAATCCTTTAGCCATCTGTTTTAGAAAATAGTTTATTTAAATCAATTATACACAATTATGAATAAGTCAAGCATTATTTTTACTTCTAAACTTTCTTATTCTGTCTTTATTACACTGCACACACTGCTTATTCTTAACATAAAACACTGTATGACCATATAAGCATCCATGCTTTATTATAGCCTTATCCTGACCTTTTAGTTCAGCATATATTAAATCTAGTTTCTTATAATGCTTCACTGATTATCTTATCAATAACTTGCTGTCTTATTTCATCAACAACAGGTTTTACACCACTATTGAATGCATCATTCCAATCTCTTGTTACTCTACTGCAAAAAACCTGTATATCTATTTTAGTGTAGCCATTGTCTAATAACCACTTGCTATCTTGTGCTATTGCAGACACTTCGCTTTTCATTTTTTATTTTCCCGTGTGACAATACTTTATAAACCGTTCCCAAAACTTTTCTTCTTCTACAGCAATGAGCCACAGTTCATATTTTTCATCTAATAATTCATATGTCAACAACCTATAATCAACAATATGTTGTATATTTCTTCCATCAAATAAATCAATCTCCATTGTATTGTTTCTCCATATCATCAGCTAGTTCGTTATAATGCCTAGCTAAGTTTCTGTAGTAATTATACTCGCTTAGCCTATATTGATGCTCTGCAACTTGTATCATGCGCTTGGCAGAATCTCTGTATTGTTCTGGTGTTGTGTCAATCATGTTATCAACCTCTCAATAGTATTTGCTAATACCTGTAATTCTGTTAACTTCATTATGTTCCATATTGTTTTGCGTCCATGTATTCCGTGTTCGTTATCCTGATGGCATGTTTTGCATAATGGTATCACCATGTAGTGGCTTATTCTCCTTCCACAATCTAAAATATGGTGCGCATCAACTGGACTTAATTCACCGCATACACCACAATTCATGTTTTTAATTCTGAATATATGGCGCTTTTCTTTGTCGTTCATTTTTCACCTTGATAACATTCTTCTGGTTTAACTGGTTCTGAATTTTCTAAAATAAACCCGTTAAAAGTTACAAAATATTTTTTACCATTAATTTCTGTTGTCTTTTCTATTATAACTAATGATTTAAAATCTTTATTACCCTGTCTCCATGACCAACATATAATACCGTCTTCTGGTATCTTGTCATACCATTGTGGTTCTTTGTATTCACTGTATTCGCTCCATGAATCTGGCTTATCGAAGTAAGAAATTGCTTTCCTTCCTGTTTCATCAACTAAAAACCCTGTTACTACATCAATCGTTCTTTTATCTCCTGAAAATGAAATTAACATATTACCATCCAGCAAAGATTGATAAATTTCTCTTTGACTTCTCATAAATAATGCTCCAAATCTGTTTTTAAAGTCATTCTTAATTTCTCATGTGCAAAGCTCTTAACTTCGTCCAAAAACTCTGCGCCTTGCTTAACTGTTGCATCAAGTAAACTAAGGCGTTTTTCATCTGTTATAAAGGCGTTTAACCGTTTAGCAGTGTCCTTATAGCCATCTACTTCCAATTGCCTAATGGCGAACATTGTATTTGCCCATTCTTCATTATCTCTAACAAATATCGGCAACAAAAACCTTTCCTTTAAGAACTGGTTACATTCATCTTTCGACAATCCCATTTCTTTTGAAATATCAGTTATCCATAACCAACGCAACCTATTCTGTACAGCGCTTAGTTCTTGTTCTTTTGTAATTTTTACAAAGTTCTTTATTGTCACTTCCTTAGGTAATCCTTCAATTCTGTTTATGTACCAAACACAATTTGCAATAGATTTATCATCTTTTAACAAAAACTGTTTCATAATTTTTTTAACCTACTACTAACTTCTTTTGATTTAACTAGCCAATTATCAAACGCTTGGTATTTGTCAACTTTTGCAAATTGCTTTTCGTATTTTCTAAAAAACTCTCGTCTTTCATTCCTTCTGCATAACCGTAATACGTATCTTGTTTTGTCATGTTTCCTCCAAACTTTATAATTTTGATGATTTATATTAATCCTGTTTAGCCTGTTTGTCAATACGCTTACGAATTATGTTTAATTGTAAAATCATATAGACCGTATGTGATATAGATATATATTGCCCATCACAGCAAGTTATCCCAATCTAGTTATTTGCACTCATTTACTTTACAGTTGTGATCCTGTTGGCGTAAATCAAACCTTACTATCACTTTGTAGGTGTTTTACTGCTGATAAACAGTCGGTCGGTACTAAACACTTACTAGATTGCTATCTTTCCCCTATTCGTTGCATCAAGCCAGGGATTGCCTTTTCTAAGCGTCAGTTGCTTTATTTTTTCCATAAAAAAACCCCGTGACCTGTAAAAGTATGAAGCAATTACAGATAACACGAGGTTGATACTTAAATATCGGTCTTAGTCCTGCATAGACAAACAACGATATTCAGAATTAATTATAGATCAATTAAGATAACATTGTCAACAATCATAATTTCATAAATGTTAACCAATGAGTTTTTTGTGCCTTTCCTGATGGATGACCAAATAAAGGTTCTATATCTGTACACTTTAAAACCTCTTTCAATGGTATGTCTGATTCGTTCCATTTAAAAATAAGTACTCCATTTGTATCTAAAACCCTGAAACATTCAGAAAAACCCAAAGTCAAATCATTTTTCCATGTTTCTTTTTTTAAAGCTCCATAAGATTGAGCCATGAAGCTATTTTCACCTAAAAATAAATGAGGAGGGTCAAAAACAACAAGCTTAAAATAATTGTCCTCAAAATTCATTTTTCTAAAATCATGAACCATATCAGGTAAACATTTTCTTATTCTCATGTCTTTACCTGAACCAACTTCTTTAGGCTCCATAACTCTTTGATCGCAATAAATAGCATTAGGATGTTTTTTATTAAACCAAAACTGCCGACCACCACAACACGCATCTAAAATAAACTTTTCCAATTCATATCTCCAAAATTATTTCGTTATTAACCACGTTCACAAACAAGATTATTATCTTGATATATTTTTACTGACATTCGACCACAACTATTGCAGATTGTCTGGTCTATCGATATAGGTTGCTCTGACTCATAACGTAACCACTCGCTTATTTTTGCTTTTGTAGTTACATCATGCGAACTTTGTTTTGTTTCACCACCGCATTTGCATTGCATATCATATCCTTTGACTTCTGAAATAATCTGACGCCATTTGTCTCATATTATCGACAAAATTATCGAAATCTTCTTCGTTTAATTGCCAAAGACCAGAATAAACGCCATCGCTTAAACAATTTTGCGCCCACATTTCTTTGTCTCTAAGAAATGTATATCTTAAAGCATCTTCGTACATTTCCTTTAATTGTAATTCTGTAAATTCATCTTTTAGTAGCATTTTCATATCTCCAATATTATTTCTTTATTAACCACTATTCTCAACCTAGCAGGCTTCCCAAAACTTGCGCTAAACAGTTTTAGAAATTCTGCTGTTTCAGGCGTTTTTTCTTGTATAGCTAGCCATTGAGATTGCTTTTTTGTTTTCTGTGCGTGTATAGCGTTTAAATTTCGTTCTTTTGCTTGTTCTGATAGTTTTTCTAATCTGATTTCTATTTCCATTCTGTCCACATAGCTAAATGTTTAATAAAATCGGCTTTAACTTCTATTTTTTGCCCATGCCTGTTTTTATCGACAATTATATAATCTGACATGTCTTGAACCTTTGGTTGTTCTTGTGTCTTGTTTACATACTTACTGGCAAAATTAGATACTTCTTTTGGCTTCTGTTCTTCTTCTTGTTCTTGTGTAGATGGTCTATGCAATAATATAATTTGATCTGCTTCCTGTTCAATTATCCCTGAGTCCCGTAAATCTGACATCATTGGCTTTTTATTTGATCTCTTCATATTGTCTCTATTAAGCTGAGCTAAAACAATAACTGGAACATTAAGCAATTTAGCCATGTTTTTCATGGTGGTTATTGTTTCACCTACGCTTAGATTCTGATTAGCTAAATCTTTATCGTGTTTTATCTTGGTTAGATAATCAACAATGATTAAATCTAAACCGTGTTCAATTTTCCAAGCTCTAGCTTGCATCATTATCTCGCTGGCTTTTATTATCGGCTTATCGTAAATAAATAAATCTTTTTCACTGATAGTTGATGAATAAGCAGTAATCCTTGTCCATTCCTGTTCATCTATCCTGGCGTCTCTCATTCTTGTTGAATCGATTGATGTAATCATGCTCATTAGTCGAATCATTATCTGGTCACATGACATTTCCATAGAAAAAAATCCTACTTTTTTATTCTGCATCAAGATATTTCTAATTATTGAAACAGCAAAAGCGGTTTTACCTACACCTGGGCGAGCACCTATCACCATCATGTCTGTTGATTGCATACCACCAAGAGCAATATCAACTTTATCGAATCCTATTTTTAAACCTAGATTACCGTTAGAGTTAAAAGCTTTATCTAAGTGATCCACATAAGATTTTAAAGCTTCCTTCATAGTGTAGTTATGATTTCTTGCATCCATGCTTTGAAGTTTGTTAATGTTTGTCAGCATTTCTGACACAGCTTCTATGCTTTCTGTACCTTGCTCAATTTCTCTTAATGCCGACTCTAGTGTTCGTTTAATTCCTTTTGCTATAAAAATATCTCTTAACAGGTCAAGAGAATATTGAAAGTTAGCTTTGCAACTTAAGCACTTTGTTTGCCATTCGCATACAACCCATAATTCATAGCCATGCAATCTTTCATGTACTCCAAATGCATCTATTGTGATATTGCTTCCGGCCATAGATAACATTACTTCTATAGGTTTTCTTAAGGTATCAAACCATCTAGGCTCTATTTGATATGAAACAATAGTTTCTGGATGATTAAGAATCACACCGATAACCTGTAGTTCTATTCTGTATTGTTTTGTCATTGGCTGTACTCTCCTTCTACAATCTTTAGAAAATTATCGTATTTAGTTAAAAAATCTAAACTAGCAAACCACTTTCTACCATTTTGTCCGGTTAAAAACTTTGATTCCTTTACCATTGAAAAATAACCTTGCCAATCTTCAAGAGAATTAACACCTGGATCTTCTACCCATAATTTCTTAATCTGGTTTTTTCTCTTGTCTGTAATTTTTGCTACACCTGGATTGCTTGGCAATGTTTCTTGATAAATACTAACTATTTTTTCATAGGGAACTGAAACGCTAGTTTTAGTCTTTACTATCTCTTCTTTGTTTAATTGTTTAGTTGTTATATTGTTGTATGTGTCGGTCAGCTGGTTGTCAGCTGTCTCTGAGCTGGTTGTCAGCTGGTTGTCAGCTGGTTGTTTAGTTGGTTGTATATCCTGAAATTTGCTGTAATTACAAATAGTTATTATAGTTGTTAGATGGTTGCTTTTTAACGAAATCATTGAATCTTTTTCAAGTAAATTTAAAAAGTTTCTAACTTTTCCGCGAGTCCACTTCCAACGATCTCCTAAAGTTTCCTGACTATATGCAAGCTGACCTCTCTTACATTCTATCAATTGACCTTTAATTAAAAACTTACTATCTTCAAAATTTGCAATAAGTAACATATCAATCCAGCATCTTAACTTTTCAGGGTCTTTATATATCCAATGATCTTGGATATCTTTATGTAAACATATCCAGCCAGACATACTAAACTTCTAATGAATCAACAAATGTCGATAAATTATCAGAAAACGCTCTAATATTCTCAACTGAAATAGAAATTAAAACACCATCATGCTGGGTTATAAGAACCTCTGTTTTGTCATCTGTAATAGAAACATTTATTTGTTTTTGATCTGGTATTAAATTTATAATTCTCATAATTAATCCCTGGCCTCAATTAAGCCATATTCTTTTGCTTCTTTCTTGATTAGATAATGAAGTGTTTTGTTTTGCGAGCGATCTTGAATTTTAGCTAGTTTAGCTAAAAGTATTTTTGATTCATCGCTTAACATAAACGATGTAGAAGTTTGTTTCTTGTCTGTCATGATATAAGCCTAAAGTAAGTTAATGTACGGGTTAACTTTAGGCTTATTTTGTGGTTATGTCAAATCATTTTTTCATATTCCTATAAGGCCAAGCTACACAAGCCGCGTCTCTTTCGTGAGAATTACTTTTACCTTCCCACCCTGTCAGAGCCCTAAACTGTTCAGCGTTTAATTTAGCGCCTTTTTGCTTTGGGCTAATGGCAATGTAATCAATTGCTAATTCAGAGCATAAGGACTGCACTATGCCACAAATGCAATCTACCTGCCCTACCTTACGGGCTATGTTTAAACGTGTTGCTACGTTTGATTTTTGGCCTGTAAATACGTGGGATTGTAGTCGGCTATCTTCTATGATTATTGCGTCAATTTCGAAACTTTCTTGTTTTAGCAAATAAATTAAATTAATGGTTGTTAGAGTGTCTAAAAACATTAATTCGCCATTGATAAATTGTGCAATTCCATTGTTTACACCTGGATCAATGCCTAGGATTATCATTTCTGTTTACCACACCGGCAACCATTGCATATTTTTTTATTTAAAATATGATATGTGCATTGGTCATGAATATCACCTTGTTCTGCTATGTATTCTTCAAGTTCAGATATTCTATTTGTCATTTTTACAATCGTGTTAAATCTATCATCAGCCTTTTCTAAAGTATCAAATAATTTGTTAAATTCGTCGTTCACTTTCCCCCCTCCAAAAGCTTTTTATAAACTTCCTCAATAGCAATATAACGCTCGTGACTAGTTCTTTTGTGCGATCCAGATCTAAGCCTGTATAGTGTAGATTGTGGAGTTTTAAACGATGTTTCAAGCTCTTTTGATAGCTGATAATCGTTTAAGCCTTGTTGTTTTATTTTTTTAAGTAGTTCTTGAATAGTCATTTTGTTATTCCGTGATGTTTTTCTGCTGCTCTAAACCCTAATGTAAACGAATAATTACATATATCTTCTTCAGCCATAATGCTTTTATTACTCCTTCTTATGTCATCATCTGTTAACGGCTTTTTTTCTAGTTTTGCTAGTTCTTCTTCTAGCTCTTTAATTAGAATTTTAAACTCTGGACATTCCCATCTGATTATATCCAAACACTTTTTCAATAATTCTATATTCATTTTATCACCTCATACGTTTACGAATTGTTACTTACTATACCATGTTTATTTATTTTGTAAAATAATTCGTTAGCGTATTGACAAAGGTTATTTTTAGTTTTATCTTTATTACCAACAAAACATAATTAATCGGAGAAGAAAATGAAAGACTTATATCTTTATAAATTTACGATGGAATTTACCATGCTTGCAGAAACAAAAGAGCTTGCTTGGGAAGAATTATGTATTGATGTAGCTAATATGGGACTTGATTCTTTTAAATATAAATATGAAGAATCAGAATACCCAGTGAGAAAAGAACTTTTAAAGGATAGTTATTTATGAAATACAAATTGACCGCTTACTGCAAAGCAAATAAATCTAATGAAATACACGAATGTGTATATTTTACAGTTAGATCAAATGACATTCAGGTTATTATTGATGCAATGTTAGGACGTGACCATTTAAGATTTACTTTAACTGAGGAAATACAATGAGACCAAAACTAAACGAAGAAAAAATAAATAATTTCTTGTACGATTCGCGCCTAAAAATGGCTTTAGAGCAATCAAAACGAATAAAGAAAGACTTACTACGTGAAAAGCGTAATCTGTTATTAGTGCAGTTATTTGAGGCTGTATCCGCTGTATTTTCAGTACTTGTATTCGCGTTTGTATTCGGTGGGTGGTGGCATGGAAATTAATTCAATTATTGCGGCTGTATTATTTTGTATGGTAGCGTTTTTATTTGCTATTAAACCATCAGGCCCGTGTTCAGCTTTTGAACCTGCTGGACATTGTGATCGTCAATTGTGGGAAAAAGAATGATTTACACTAAAGAAGAATTTGACAAAGAAAGAGAAAATCTATCATGGTTGATAGAAGAAGGAAAAGGCCGTCAGTTTACATGTAAGCAGTGCAATAACTTTCAATCATCAGTATTAAAAATGCAATATCTTGGCTATTCAGATCATCAATCAAGGCGCTTTACTTATGATGTACTTTTTTATTAAATTTACTTGAATTTATTAATACGTTGGAGTATTATTTAAACATCTTATAAGTAGTCAGATTCAGAACTAAGAGTACGAATCTATAGAACTTAACGGCCGTGAGATTCGGCCACTAATTATAAATTTTGGAGAAATGAAATGTTAAAAAAAGTTGCTTTGTTTGGTTGGTTAAACTATCCAGAATGGCCTCCTGTTATTAATCAATCTGAGTATGATAAAGATTTTATAAGAATATCAGAATGGATTGAAGTTGATTTTCAAGAAATTGAAGTTGACATTGTTGGCGCTAAAGTAAAAGCAATTGATGAAACAATTGAAGAAATAAAAGAAGAAGCAATTAAAAAAGTTAGCGAGTTGCAAACACGTAAACAAGAGCTTTTGGCATTGGAGAATAAATAATGAGTAATGCACTACAAACACTTAGCAATACACTTGCAACTCGCCTTGGGATGGGAGAAGTTGGAGAACAGGCTATATTCACTCTTAAAAACACGGCTTTTAAAGGGGCAAATCAAGTAACTGATGCTCAAATGGTAGCACTGTTGATAGTTGCTAACCAGTACGGTTTAAATCCTTTTACAAGAGAACTGTATGCCTTTCCTGATAAAGGCGGTATTGTCCCGATAGTTTCTGTAGACGGATGGGCTAGAATTATAAACGAACATCCTATGTTTGATGGGATGGACTTTGATCAAACTGACGACTTTTGCACATGTATAATGTATAGAAAAGATAGAAGTCATCCGGTAAAGGTTACGGAGTGGATGAGTGAATGCAAACGTGATAATGCACAACCATGGAAAACTCACCCTAAGAGAATGTTAAGACATAAATCATTAATTCAATGCGCTAGACTTGCTTTTGGATTTGTCGGAATATATGACCAGGACGAAGCGGAAAGAATTATTGAAGCTGAGCCTGAAATGGAAGTAAGACCAGGTAAACGTGTTGCTACACCTAAGCTAGATGATCGCATGGAAGAAATAACGCAAGAAATACAAAGATTGCTGGATGATAATGATATTTCTGTTAATAATGAATGGGTATCATTAACAGAAGAAGAACAGGACATTGTTAATAGATGCCTGACTTCTGAACAAAAGAAAACTTTAAAATCCATTAACTTCCAGGTTTATTTGATTAGTGTATCAGATTATATAAATAGTTGCGATACATTAGGAAAGTTTGATAACTATATAGAATCATTACCTGAATTAGTTGTTAAAAAAGTACAATTAACAATAGACAATAAGAAACTGGCATTAGAAAATGGCTAAACGGATAAACTCTCAAGAAATTTCAATAGATGGTCTTATCTGCATAAGAGAAGCAGTAAAACATTTCAAAATAAGCAGATCAAAATTATTAAACGCTATGCATTTTTACGGAGATAAATCACCAAAACCTGTAAAAATAGTAAACAAAGGGTTTTTTTATAACAAAGATGAGTTTTTAAAATGGGGGAATGAAAACAATATAAAATACACTGCTTATCCTGATAAACCTTACAGAAGAAAAAGACCGAAAAATATTATGGAACAGCCATCAAACTTTAATAAACTAGCTGTACAATTTTTGACTAGAAGAATTTGATATTCCTCCAACTACGGTAGCCATAGAGCTGCAGGTTTTTTGAATGACTCTGACGAAAGGGAGTACGTATTACTTAGTAGCAGAGTCATTCACAAAACTTTTATTAATTAATTGGAGAAACAAAATGAAAACCACAAACAACTTTAAATACGCTTTTATCATGATTGGTTATATTGCACTTTTATCATTATCTCAACATGTTAAAGCCGATGATACTCAAACAATAGGCGCTATTTTATTGGAGTTAAAATGATATACGTTAAATTTATATTTTTGTTGATTGCAAGCTTATTATTTAAGGTAATAGCTTGGATATTAACGCCAATTATTGTTTTGTTTGCTAAGAAAGATGGTAATCTACCAAACTGTCTATATTGGTTTGGAACAGTAGACCATAATTTAGACGGTGATAAAGGGTGGCTTGAAACTACTAGACCTATCAAAGTTGAAAAGAATAAACTAGACAGATATAGAAATAGAATACATTGGCTTTGGCGCAATACGGCTGATGGTTTTGCATCGTCTGTACTCGGTGTAACTACAGGATTCTACAAAGAAGAGTTTATAGTTAAAGGTGATCCCTTAGTTACAAATGGCCCTTTTGGTAAATCTGGATTTGTTGCAAGATACTACAATAAAAAAGGAAAGGTTGAAGCATTTCAGTTTTACTATATTAGACAGTATAAACACTGGCCTAATAAATGCATAAGACTTAATATGGGATGGAAAATGTTCAATGGCCCTAATTATAGTCCTTTAAGATTTGACTTTTCACCTTCGCCTTGGATGCACTTTATACAATAAATTTTAGATAGTATATGCGGGTAAAGTTCTTTTATGATAAAAACGGTAATTGCAAGGCAAATAATAAATCCTTGCATTACTAACGTAAGCATGAATATACAAATATCTTCAGCCAGTGCCGTCATTTCATAGCATTAAATGCTTTCCTGCTCATTATATGGGATGTCTTTTTTTTTACATCAACCAGCGTATTTTCTACGGCACTTATACGCATATTCTCAACAAACTTAATCTCTAAATCATAAATTCGTTTCTGATGCTCTGTAAGAGTAACTTGCATTTGTGTCACATGGTCAAACATCTTTTCTATCGCAATAAACTTCCAAAAAGCCCCAATGCTAAACACTAACGCTATACTGGATGACCCACCTATTAACCAAGTTATCACGCTGTTACGGCCTAATACTTTGGCATTTTGGATATTATCTTCGTTTACCTTTTCTCTAAAAGCATTTTCGTGATCCGTCATTCGTTTCTCAAGCCGCTCGATAATATTGGCAACCTTGATTGATTCCATATTATTCGTTTCTGCGGTCTTGGTCAAAATATCAGATATTTGTTTAATGTCATCGCATATCTGTCTAAATACGTTAAGCGTTTCGCGTGATTCTGGCGTACTAGCAGTTACAAAAAGTCTATCTATGGACTCTCCTAAATCATCTCGACGGCGGTTTTTCTCAATCATTAGCAAATAAACCTTTCTTTATCTTCGCAAAGCTTAATAATTAAACTGTATGCTTCATCAGCATACAACCCTACTGTGTCTGCTCTGAGGGAATCGGATATAAGGAATTTTTCAAACTCGTCTGAAAGCGTGGCTGTGTTTGAGGCTGTTTCAATAATCTTGCCGGTATGACTATCTTTGCTTGTTGTGACTGTACGACGATCGGTGCACAAGGTTTGGCGCTGCACCCGTTTAACGTTAACAAGATCGCTGTTAAGCTGATTAATTTCTGATTCGTGTTCATTGGCTTGCGTCTCCAATTGTTGCGCTAAGCGCGTAGATTCTTCCTGTTGTTTCATTGCTTTGTTGTTTAGTTCCATTAAAGTTTTGTCTGCTAAAATCTGTTTGTCTTTTTCAATTAGCACCCAAGCATTGCGCTCAAGTGTTCTGCCGATATGATACGGCGTATAAATAAAAGTTGTCACTGCAGCTATGATAGCAAGCCATTTTGCTAATACTGCGTATTCACCAAACATAAATTAAGATTTTGACCATAAAGTTAATTAACATCAATCCTTATTTAAGTAATCGCCAAATATTATACATATGTACAAACCAAGTGCACCAATGACTATAAAAGAGCAATAAATATCATTTAAATTAATATGAAAAATCATTTGCAGTATTTACACTCGTTGTCTTGTTGAATTGATCTATTGATTAAACTGTTCATGAAATTTATAATCATGTATTCGTCATTTTCTAGTAATCTCAAATCGAAATTTGATTCAAAGAAAGAATCAATAGCGTGTATTGTATGCTCGTTATATTCAATCATAGCTTAAAAACCTTCCTAATAAGTTCATCGTTTTTAACCCTGAAAATATGTACCTCTGTAAAACCATGCCGTTTTGCTTCTTCAAATGCTAGCGAATAAACTTCTTTGCTTACCTGTCCAACAATACCTTTTAGTTCAGCTACACCGTTTCCTTTTGGCTCAAGTATAGTATGCTGTACGTAATCAGGATAATTTTTATTAGCATCTGATTTTTTTATCAAGCGCAAATGTATACAGCCATTATTTAAATAAGCGCTATTCCATTTCATACAATATTTGATTTTGCTACATCGTAATAAGCTAATCGCTCATTTATTCCATTTATTCCACCATTTATTCTACGTGTAATTTGCTCAAATTCCTTTTTATCTGCCATTTCGTTAAGTCCTTTTTCTTTCCAAAATAGTCCAGCAATCCTAAACGCGAAAACTTGGCTTTCTGCTAATTCTGGGTTTTTAACTAAATCAACACCTAGTAATTTTCCAAAACGTTCATAATTTGCGCGGCCAGTTAATTGTATAGCTCCGCGTCCTCGGTATTTAAATCCGTCACCTTTATAGGTATTTCCAAGTATTTTAGATAGCTTGCTAGGAGGATCATATTTTAATTGCTGAGAAGTTGGCCCCCATAATTCACGGAGCCATTTAAATCCGCCAGTTTCATGGGCAATTTGAGCAATAAAAGCAGATTGGCGCAATGGAGTATTAATATCAAACTCTTTCATTGCTGAGTCTATAAATGGACTATATAGAGCAATTAATTTATCTGATGCAGTTGGAACAATCTTTTTTAGTTGTTCAGGATTCATAACCACGCCATCAGTAATAAAGAGGAAAACGCAACCATAAAGATAAAAATATGTAACCCTGACATGTTAAAACGGGGCTGGATTTACGTACACAACGACCAGCCCCTTAACCTTTAAATGACTGGGTTTGGAACAATATTGGCCAACTGTGTTGCAGCGGCGTCAATGGTTGCTTGGCCGGCTGTAGCACCGGCAACAGCCGGCCAAGCAAAGCCTGTGAGATTACCGGAGTCTGACCCGCTGCTACTTGGGCTTGAAGTGTTGCCACTTCTTGTGATACTGACATGATCTCTACCTTGCTCGTTAGGGCGTTAAGTTTTCGGATGATTTGGTCAAGTTTTACGTCATTGGCCGCGACGTTAATGGCGATAAGACTCATTAAACTGGTTCCTTAGTAGGCGGATCGGAAATTCGTGAATCATCAGCGCCGCAACTGGGGGCCACCGGAGCCTTGTTAAACCAACTATCCGCCAGATAGCCCACAGTTAAAATGCCAATTAGATCGTGTAGCGATATGGGCCAAATGCTTATCCCTGAGACGGCGTACGTGTACTCACCAACGACTATTGCCTTAACAGCGTTGTAAGTGGCTTTTCGCTCCATAGTTACGTAGGGCCACAGAGACACCGTGGTTGTGTTATCCCAATGGCGTTTCTTTAGATAGTGAGCTAGTGCCCCAATGAAGCCAAGGAGCATGAAAATCGCAATGTTCAGATACTCGTTCATGTTGATACCTTACTTTAACGGTTTAAACGACTGTCCTATCTCGCCGCTGGATGCTGGAAGTAACCCAAACGATAAAACTTTAAAATTGGCCGCCACTCCGGATACACTACCGGGCCAGCAATTAAGAATGGCTTTGTATGTTGTCGCCCCCTCTGGAATAAATACAGATGGGGAAGCTAGCGAAAGTACATTGTTTAAGTTAACGGCGGCTGTGTCATCCATGATATTTGTTTGCCCCGATGAGTAAGATTCACCAGAGCTGAAATCAATTTGCAACCAAAAATTTGCGCATAAGCTCAAATTAGTAACGAATAGCTCCATGAATACTTTTATGCACTGACCACCAAAATTAACAGGAATCGTTTTGGCCCCTAAATCTATCGCAAACAAATCGCTGCCGTTAATGCAAGCACCAGTTGTCGTATAGTTCAAAACTTGATTGTCGTCGGCGTCTTTTGAGCATGTCATGACGCTGCCTGATGTGCCGCCCCTATACAAGGTTAATGTCGCACCAGCTGCAAGTGTACCAACTGCTGTCGCGCTGCCGCCGTTTAAAGTTCCACCAGTGCCAGTTGGCTGATAATAGTCAATAGCGATAGCTGATTTTGCGGGGGCGGTTACTGATAGTTTACCACTTAATAGCGATTTAAACTGTTTAGCAATAGTAAGCCATCTATTAGTATTTGGATGCACCCCGTCTGTCCACCCAGTAAGCGGCTGTCTAGCTGTAGTTACAGCTTTATCTAACCATAGAGCACCTGGATCAACACCGATATGTGGGCCCGGTAAGTTGCTTGTTATATAAGCGTTAATTTGATCGTAATAACCTGATAGTGTTGGCGTATTGATTCCGTTAGCTGGATAGCATCCAACAACAATACAAACAACACCAAACGAGTTCGCAATATTTAAATAAGCTTGCAAATTGCGTTGCATGGTTGCGTAGGTTACGCCGCTCGGTATGTCGTTTTCAAATAGGTGCAAAACGCAATAATCAGGCTTATGGAAATTTAAATGGTCATAAAAATCAACAAGCATGTCCCTTGAAAACGCACCGCTGTAAGTGTAAGACGGTAACAACTCCATTGCCCCCCCATTTAAAGCATTCCACAGCCCGACAGCACCCAACAATGTTCGAATGCTTGATGGTCTATTGCCTGTATATGTTGTTACGCTTCTACCATATACTGACAATCTTGGTATCTTGTCATTTACAGTTAGCGTTCCAATTCCTTTTGATGCTAAAGTGGTGGTAAACACAGTATCGCAATATAGGTTAAGTGCTATTTTAGACCCCGCCACAACCGTGGCATCTGCGCTTAAATCTGGGGTTATTGTTAGAACATTAGCCCCAGCCAATTGGTTACCTGTAAATATAGCTTTACCGGCTGCTGGCTCCAATCTTTGTGAGCTTTGTCCGGCTATAGAGTTTCCGAAAACTAGCAATTTTTTTAGCCCGGATCCGCCTATGCCGCTGCCAACTGCGAGCTTTGAAACCATCCCAGACAAAGAAACATAATACATAGAACCATCGGGTAGTTGATAAATCCCTTGTATTGTAGGTATATTATATAAAGATGCAACTTGTGTTATATCTATACCTTGACTTAATGAACTTGTGCTTACAGTGTCTTTATATGTCATAACTTTATTCCAAAATATTATTTAAAACTGTTAAAGGGATTTGACCAGAAGATAGATAACTATCAATTTCAACTGATACCTTGTTTTTTATGTTTGTTTTTATGTTAGTGAAAAATAGGTTTCTTATATAATCACCGCCATTAATTAAGCAATCAATAAATTTTGACTTTTCTTCGTCTGTTAACGATTCAAATACTGGTAAACAATCATCCCATGTTATAGAGGAAAGTCTATTTTCTGTTTCTCTATTAACAATTTTATTACGCAATGGCATATTATTGTCCTTATTAATCAAAAACAATTACAGATATAGATGTTCTATCAGAAACAAGAAATGAATTGTTTACAGTTGTTATTCTAAATGAAGACGTACTTCTTGGCGTTGTATAAGTTCCTTCTTCATATGCCATAGCAACCGATACTCCATCGGATGATGAGCATACTGAAACAGTGTAGTTTTTATCAGCCATTGGATTAGTAAAGTTAATCGTATACAATCCAGTTGATACCCTAGTTATGCTAGAAATATTAAAACCTTTTCTAGGAGCATTTGTACCAGCTAATGTCCCATCAAAATTACACCATGCTTTTGCAGTTGCACTTTGAACAAATGCTGTTGTTGCCAATTGCGTTGTATTTGTACCAATTGCGGCTGTTGCGGCTGTTGGGATTCCATTTAATTGAGCGTTATTTATCAAACTAAAGCCATCATAAATATTTGTACCGTCACTATATAATAAAATAGATCCTTTTGTTGTTGGGATAGTTATCCCAGTTCCTGTTGCATGTTTTACGGTTATTGTAAAAGCACCAGTAGTTTGATCGTTAATTATCCACCATCTTGCTATATTGGGAAGTATAAAATTAATATTAGCCGTTAATACCCCACTTAAAGAAAGATGCTGCCTAGCCGAATTTGAAGGGCCTGCAATATAATCAACACCACCACCGACCCCAATATTAGTTGCGCCAGCCTTTCTTTCAACAAAAAGGGTTGTAGCAATTGAAGTGTCTTGTGTGCTTCCTATTTGAGTTGGTGCTGTTGGTATTCCTGTTAATGCTGGGCTAGCTAATGGGGCATAAGTTGCAAGCTGACTAAATTCCAAAGCATCACCTGAAACAGTTCCAGAAGCTAGATTGGTTATCTTATGGCCTCCCATCTGTATGTTATTAGTAGGTACAGTTTGCCCATCTGCTGCAATACTATTGGTTATTTCTGCACCTATATCATTAACAACAGAGTTATATTTGCTTGAATCTATAACCGTACCAGTAACCGCCGGAAATGATGCGCCTGGCGGAGAAAAGCTTCCTGATCCGTTCCGTGACATGACTAACAGCCCTTCTTAGTTGGTTTCTTGCCTGGCTTCATTGGTTTATTTTTCATTGTCTTGTTTCCTATTTAATAAAATAGCTGTGATTACAGAGCTAGGTAACTTTTGTACAGCCTTGTTACTTAGTAATTTTTCAACGTTGCTTATATTTTGCGTTCTTTTTAACAGTTCTGCTGTTTTCTTTGGGTCTAATAAAGTATCGGCTAACAATGTTTTCATTTCTGTCTCTGGCCCATT